AAATTGAATTCCAAAAAAAGGTTGGTATTATCGAAGTTCTAGGTGAACTACTTATTAAATTGCAATAAGTTAGCAATGATAATTTATAAATCTCTGACTTGCGCGAGCTGTACTATTACCTTTGTTCTTTTGTTTAGACTTTAACGCTCTCGCTTTCGAACAAGTCATCTTACCTTTGACCTGTCTCTTTAGTATACCCGGTCTTACAGGGTCGTGAATATTTTTCTTTTCAGTGATATTAAAATATTCAGCAAAGGTAATCATATCTTTATTTATTAAATATATTTAGTATGTCATTTAATTCTAATATAACAAACAATTATCAAACCTTAGAATATGGTAAATTTGTTGAAATTGTAAATAACACTCAATTTCCTCCCATATCTGTTGTTAGATATTCTGGTGGGTCTACACCTCCTCTTACATCCACAGAAGTATATTCGAAATATGCCATATTAGTTAAAAATGTAGATGATACATCTACGAATTACACTGGTAATTTCAATTTAGGTAGTGATGCGTTTGGTCGTACACGTGTATCTAGCCCTCTCACACTTTTTGATTCTTCACATAGATATTCAGATAATAGTCTTTGGTCTACTTTGACTGGTGGTACAACGTTTGGTTCTGCTTCTGCTGTTTTTAATCAAAATCAAGGTCTCATAGAAATGAGAGTTAATTCACTTAGTGGTTCTAAGGTTTATAGAGAAACAACAAAGGTATTTTCATACCAACCTGGAAAGTCATTGCAGGTAATGAATACCTTTACGTTTAGCCCTTCAACAACCAATCTTAGACAGCGTGCTGGTTATTTTGGCACAGATAACGGTATATACCTTGAACTGGATGATAGTAATCTGTATATGGTAGAACGTTCTTTAGTAACCGGTACAGTTACATCAAATCGTATTAATAAATCTCAATGGAATGTAGATAAACTTGATGGCACTGGTCCATCTGGATTAGTATTAGATATTACTAAATCTCAAATTATGTTTATGGATATTGAGTGGTTAGGTTTAGGTACGGTAAGAACAGGATTTGTTATCAATGGTCAATTTGTACCTTGTCATTATTTTAACCATGCAAATCTAATAGATTCAACTTATATCACCACAGCATCGTTACCTCTTAGATACGAAATAGAAAATAAAGCAGCTACATCTGGTCCAAGTTTGATGAAGCAAGTGTGTAGTACAGTGATATCAGAAGGTGGTTACGAATTAAGAGGTTTACAACAAACCATTGGAACATCGATTACTGCTGCTAAAGTTCTTACATCTAAAGGTGTTTTATATCCAGTAACTACTATTCGACTCAAGTCTGGTAGACTTGATGGCATTGTAATTCTAACTGCCCTTTCTCTAATGGGTGTAGATACTGGTATCTATAATTGGCAAGTAATTGCTAGTGGCACCACATCTGGTGGTTCCGGTACGTGGGTTTCTGCAGGCTCAAACTCTTGCGTGGAATACAAATTAGATGCTACAGCAATATCTGGTGGTAGAGTATTGGCTTCGGGATTTTTTGCTTCAAATGCTCAAGGATCCACCACAATCGATGTATTAAAAGAAGCTTTATTTAAATTTCAACTTGAAAGAGATTCATTTACTGGTACTGCTTATGAACTTACTTTAGCCGTTACTGCTAGTACAGATACTGAATTAGTTTATGGTTCGGTAGACTGGGAAGAAATAAGCAGATAAAATGGTGGAGGTGAGGGGATTCGAACCCCTGTGTTTAATGAGCATTGCTAAGCTGTCTACACGCTTAGATACATTTGCAATTTCATTGGCAAAAGGTTTGCATGGCGTATCAACCTAAGTTTTAAAGCCTACCTACTTCAGTGAAGGATCTGAAGTCATCCCGATGATTAATTTAAGAGCATGCATCGTTCAGCTCTACCTATTGCTTTACCTCAGAAGTTTTAATAGGATCCACTTCTGTTTGGCTTAGGTGAGAAGAGCTTCTTCAACTTCTTCGACGATGAACTCGTCGGCGTTGTTAAAGATATACTCAGCTTGTGCTAAGAGGGCTTCGACTTCAGTGTCTTCAGCATTTATGTTTTTGACTTGCTTTTAAAGAGGCCAGCTAGTCTACCTCTGCGTGCGAACTTAACTCAACTATTAAGTCGAGACCAAGTCACCCCCATTTAAATTACATTTTTAATAAAAAAATCTCTATATTGTCTGCTTTCTTTTTCTGTTAGTATAAAACGATCAACATAATCTGAATGCATTATATGTGCTTTGTCTGTACTATGCGGTATGTCAAATATATGACCAAATTCATGGAGAGCAGTAGCTCTTAAATCATAACCAATACCTAAAAATTTTCTCCAACCACCCATATGCCATTTTTCACGTATATCAAAAGATATCTCCCAACGCTTTGGATTTGAAAAATCTCTACACTCACCTATACGTGTTGGGTATTTGAGTCTGTTAATTTTTGAATCAAATGCTAGGTGAATTTGCAATTCACCGGTACCTTCTTTAAGTTTAATTAAATTATCCAAACATTTATTCCATTCCCTACAAGCTACCGTAATACCATTGTGTATTTGTTCGTGTGTTAAATTTTTTGGTTTGTTTAACGGCAAATAACGCCAATGTAATACGGTTGTTTCCATATTAATATTTAATTAAAATTGGTACCTCTGGTGGGACTCGAACCCACACTATGCCAGTGTCGCCCAGCTAATACGGTCGGTTATTTTTTTAAAAATTGAATCCCAGTTAAGTTCATTCTTATTTAAGACTAAAATTTTTACATTGTTGTATTCTTCTGCAAGCTTTATCTTTCTTGCATCTTTTTTAATTAAAAAATCATTTTTGGGGTCTAGATATACATTATAATATGGTAGATAAAAATCGGGAAGATATCGTCTAATTTGAGTTTCATCTAACCATAACAAACAATGTGATGGTCTCTCCCATGTTATATTTGCTTCTTGCAAAGACATAGCAACCTTTAATTCGTAAGTTGAATGAAGGGTTACACCATTAAAGCTATAGCGCTTTGAATAAAATGGTATCTTACTAAGCTGTGTTATTTTTGCGGCTGAAATTTTATCTTTTGCAGCAGCTGTATGTTTCCGTCCCGGTTTTCCTTTTTTATTGATAGAATTTTTTGTTGCAATAGTATTAATTCTTTTATCTGAGAATTTAGTTAGCCCTTTGCACCAGGAACCTCCTTCAATAAGGTGGGTGTTACCTCTATCTACACCTCTGAGATGAAATAAACAACTGCTCCAGCTACCCTGAAAGCCATCATCACACTGAAATAACTCACCATTAACTGCAGTTATTCTATTATTATAGAGTATTCCTAATTTAGTATGACCTGCTTGTCTTAAGCAGTATTGAGATCCGTTGTGTCGTTTAAACCATTTCTTGAGAACAAGTAGGCCACACACTTCACATTTAAAGTAATTTTCATCCATGCTATTATTTATTCAAAAGGCTGCTCTTCTAGCAGTAAAGTACATAATAAAGTTGGTACTCCTGGAGAGATTCGAACTCTCATCGGCGGGTTATCTACCACTTACCCCTTATAAGGAGGCTGCTTTAACCGTTAAGCTACAGGAGCATTTAAAAGTGGTTGCCTTAACACCACAAGGTTCATTCCAGTTAAGTTTAACGTCGCTATGGGTCTCACTCCCAATTTGGAATTCGTTGGACAAAAATGACTGAAGGTTTCTGCGACCCCTACAAACGCATTCTGTAATTTCTCGAGATTGCCTATTCGGCAGCGGCATACAGAATTCGTTAGCCGAAATTAATGTGGGTGAGATTACTGACTACTCACAAGTCTACATTATGTCGGATTATTCAGCCAGCATCCAATGAGTTAATTACTCTCATTGTTAATGATGCAGAGGAATGGTTACCTCCAAGACAATACAGCCATCAGTATAATATACGATTTGTTGTCTTCTTACGTCACCAAGATTAGGCCAATCTTGGGTATTTCAGCTTTATCCGGCACAACTTATTCAACCTA